CGAGTCTCGTGGGCTTCGGAGATGTGTATAAGAGACAGCTCATGTCCGCCCCACACGGACACTTCCCCAAATTTGTCCGTCCACCACGGACACTCACAGACACAGATGTCCTCTGTACGCACACAACGGACAAAATAATAGTGCAATATACACAACTATTACTGGAAATCAATCCAATAATTGTGCACATTGCACTATAAAAATCAGTTATTTTAGAACATTATGCTCTTGTGTCCGTGTGTGAGAGACACATACAGGGGTGATGTTTTCGAACATGTGTTCTATGAACAATATGGACTTTGAATAAATCTAAATAATTACATATAATAATGTTATCAAATGAAAGAGAGGTGAACAGATGACAGATTACGAAGAAAGCTACAAAAATTATCTTGCATGGCTCACTCCACGTGAGCTATTGCATGAATACAAGATCATGCGTTTACCGTGGCGTTATCGGGAACGAAAATGGATCAAAGAAGAAATAGAAAGTAGGTGTGTGTACTAATGTTGGATGCTATATTGTGGTTTGGTTTTGGTGCTATATTAATTTTTCCGTATGGAGTTTGGTGTGGGGCAAAATGGTCAGGAGGATATAAGAAATGAAAAATTATTGTGATATATGTTTTACATGTAATGATGCTGAAGTTTGTCATTCATGTAGCCAGCCAGAGATTTGTTCCGAATTTAAAAAGTGTTTTGATCATAAGCCTTATATAATGTGGGAGAAAATGACAAGTTTTGACGATATCATGAGATGTGTTGAGAAATGGAGGGTGTACAATGAGCAGACCGTTAAACAGTAAGAAGTCATGGTATAAGGTATATATCAAAGAATTAAATACACCGAATATCATTAAAAGTCAGTGTAAATATAAATGCGATTATCTATTAGTAAAGGCATACACAGGATCAGTCGCAATGGCAATCGTGCAGGACTACGTTGTCGAGTTTGAAGAAAATTTCCGTCCTGTATACTACAACAAATTGGAGGGAGGTGTTCCTATTGACAACAAAAAAGTCTTATTTGAAGAAGAGTAAACCACAAGGTCTTATAAGAACAAAAGACGATTATACGCCGCTTGCTCTCGAGTTAACATGGGATATGAAAGACGTTAGAAAAGAGTATTCACGGTTAAGATCAATCTGGCGTAAACGTTATGAAAGATTACTGAAATCTGACTATAAAGATATCAACCTTGTAACGGATCGACCGATCCAACGTTACAAGCAGTTGAAAGATATAACAAGTGATAGAGAACTCTATCACTTGTTATCTGAACTATCAACTATTATAGGATCAGATCGAACTACAGTAACAGGATTGAAAAAACGGGAAAAAGAGCAGATGGAACACATCAACGATGTGTATGGAACAGAGTTAAAAACGCACGAAGATTTATTAAATTTTGGACGTTTCATGGAACAGTTACGGGATTTTGCATCTGATAGAATATACGATTCTGATTTTGCAGTTGATTTATATTCTGATGGTGAAAAGCTGAGTACGGGCAAAATGTTAGAGCTATACAAGGAATTTTTGAAAACTGGATCACGTAACATCGAAAAATTGAAATCTGGCATAGCAAAGAAAGAAAAAGCGAAACGTCAGAAGAGGAAAGCAGGCAAACGTAAACGTAGGAGGTAACACATGGAAAATCTGTATACTATTGACACATATAATTATAATAGAATACGGAATTTACCATGTTTACATGATACTAGGTCTAACAAAGGAAGTAAAAAAGCAAAAGGTTATAAAAATTGTCTGTGTGCTTTCGATATCGAAACAACTAGATTGGAAGATATCGAGCAGTCAATAATGTATATCTGGCAGTTTTCAATTCTTTTTCTTGATGATTTACATGTTGATACGATAATTGGAAGAACGTGGACAGAATTTGAGTTATTTCTTGATAATCTTATGAATGACGATAACTATGCATATTATATGATTTTTGTTCATAATCTTTCATATGAATTTCAGTTTTTGCGTGGTATATATACATTTTCACCGGATGAAGTTTTTGCCATAAAATCACGTAGAATATTGAAATGTGAAATGTTAGAGCGTTTCGAGTTTCGTTGCTCATATTTACAAACTAATATGTCACTAAATACGTTTACCTCAAAAATGAAAGTAAAACATCAGAAATTATCTGGTGAAAAATTCGATTATAGTAAAAAGCGTTTTCCATGGACAGAACTAACCGATTATGAAATAAAGTATAGTACATACGACACGATTGGACTAGTTGAAGCAATGTATAAACGTATGATACTGTCAAATGACAATCTATATACACTACCATTAACGTCAACCGGTTATGTACGTCGTGAAACGAAAAAAGCCATGTATGGTTGGTCACGAAAACACAAGGATATATTTCCCACTATAGATGTTTTCGATCTGCTAGAGGAGGCGTTTCGGGGCGGAGATACTCACGCTAACCGTTATTACTCAGGAACCGTGATACGTGCATATGGTAAAAATATTCTAGGAATCGGTTCATATGATAGGTCATCCTCTTATCCTGACGTTGTGTTGAATTGTGTTTTCCCGATGACACGTTTTGTATATATCGGATCAATAGATGAATCTGATATAGATAAGAAACTGGATAGAGGAAAAGCACTCTTATTCCGATGTAAAATAACAGGTATTGAGCAGATCGACAAGTATTACGGATCGCCCTATATTTCATATTCAAAATGTAGAAATGTTTCATGTGAAACACTTGACAATGGGCGTATTTTAAGTGCTGACTATATTGAAATAACGCTCACTGATATTGATTATGAGATAATGAAACGTGAGTACAAATGGAAACATTTTGAAATAACAGAGTGTTATGAGAGTAAATACGGAGCATTGCCAGAACCGTTGAAAGACATTTTCCGTAAATATTATACTGACAAAACAGAGTTAAAAGGAATCGTGGAACAGGAACTTTTCTACAACTTGCAAAAGGCTTTGCTTAACGCTGGCTATGGAATGATGGTTCAATCACCCGTGAAACAGTCGTTAATATTTACAGAATCGGCAGAAAACATATATACAGTTGATGAAAATGTTTCACGTGAAACATTACTCACTAAATATAACAGAACAGCTTTCTTGCCTTATCAATGGGGTGTTTGGGTAACAGCATGGGCACGCCAGCGATTGAAAGAGGGTATAAACATAGTTGGAGATCGTTACGTTTACAGCGATACGGATTCAGTAAAATATATAAAAGTAAGAGGTGATAATATTGACGAGTTATTTGATAGATACAATTCTGAGAGAAAAGAGCAAAGTATCTCCAATTCCGCATACGCAACAGACCGTTATGGCGTTAAACATTATATGGGGGTGTATGAATTCGAGGATACGTATACTGAATTCTCCACCATTGGTACAAAAAAATATGTCTATAGAACTAAAGATGGAAAACTACACGCAACAATCGCAGGAGTTAATAAAAAGCTTGCACCGGATGAGTTGGAAGAACATGGAGGAATTGAAGCTTTCAAAACTGGATTTACCTTTTTACGATCAGGAGGAACTGAAAGCGTGTACAATGACGTTCCTTATGGGGATTACACCGTGGAAAATCATGTTTTAAAAATTACACAAAATGTAGTTATCAGACCGTCAACTTACACAATAGGAATAACAGATGAGTACCGTAGGATTTTGGCAGACGCAAGAACATTAAAAGAATTTAAATATACTTTTGACAAAAATTAACATATGTGTTATAATTCATGTAAAGAGATATTACAAGGAGGTGATAATATGAAAATTACACGTTCATTAACAGTTAACAAGATCAACGTTATCTGCTACGATCCTGAGAATAAGTGTGAGTTTGTACAGGAAGTTGGTTTGATCGGAAATCTTACTGATGAGCAGATCAGCAAAGAGATTAAAAAAAGAAATTTTGGAATTGTTATTGATTGGGAAAGAACATCAGAAGAAACAAAATTATACGGAATGGATGCCGAAGTGTTTTTAAAAAATGCAATCATTATTAAAGAAAAGGAGAACTAAATCATGGCAAAGAATTATACTATCATTAAATCATCGGGAAACCTTGATACCTATTCAGAATATGAACTCATCGAGTCACCTGCAATCGTTTCACTTAAAAACGTAGAAAACAAAGGACTTATCTGTGTTGGAGCGTGGGTGAAATATCTTACCACCGACAATATCGGAAATGAAATAACCTGCATTTCAGTGCAGGACGCAAACACAGGAGAGGTATTCTCAGGTCAGTCAGCACCTTTCAGAGAAACATTCGAGGCTGTTACCGATCGTATTTCTGACATGGACGAAGCTCCAGAAATGTTTTTCATCGAGGTTCTTCATAGACAGTCAAAGTCAGGTCGTGATTATCTTATGTGCGCACTTGTTTCCCCGGATCGTGCTTTTGCCCGCATGGGATATACTGAAAAGAACATTCCTATGCCAGAGCCCCAGAAATAATATGTTATCGTTATACGAAAATAGCGGGTATCTATCGATACCCGCTATTTTAGGATATGGACAAAAGTTTAATTACATCTGGGGTGGCCGTGGTACGGGGAAAACTTACGGTGCTCTTAAATACTGTATTGAACATAAAAAAATTTTTGCTTATATGCGATCATTGCAAACACAAATTGATATGATTAAAATTCCAGAACTTTCACCTTTTAAAAAATTAAATCGTGATTTAGGATGGTCAATATATCCGAAAAGTGTCGGGAAAAATATTGCTGTGTATTATAATGCAGAAATTGACGAAAATGGTAAAATAAAATATACTGGAGATATACTCGGTTATTCCATAGCGTTAAATACATTTGCCAATTTACGAGGTTTTGATGCATCAGACGTTGAGATAGGAATATATGATGAATTTATCCCCGAAAAACGTGAACGCAAAGTTGAAAATGCTGGATATGCTTTTAAAAACGCATATGAAACAATGAATCGAAACCGTGAACTTGATGGAATTAATCCGATACAGTTTTTATTGTTTTCTAATTCTGAAAGTTTATCATGTGATATGTTTATAGAGAATAATTTAATGGAAAAAGTATCGAGCATGGATATTAATAAACAATCTATGTCTATTATACGTGATAGAGGTATTGGACTTTTTAACTTGTATGATTCGCCGATTTCTGAAAAGAAAAAAGACACAGCTCTGTATAAAATGTCTGGATCAGATTCAGCATTTAACAGGATGGCACTAGGAAATGAATTTTATTCCGCTGATTATTCAGGAATTAGAAGCATGAACATTAAAGAACTGATACCACTATGTAAAATGGACGCTATTACAATATATCAGCACAAGAGAAAAGACTTAATATATGTAACACGGCACAGCTCTGGTACACCGCCAGAGTATTCCAATACAGATAAGGATGTAAAAGCTTTCAGACGAGATTTTATTTATTTATGGGATATGTATTTATCAAACAAGGTGCTGTTTGAGGATATCACAAGCAAGTCCCTATTTGAGATTTATTTTAAAAATAAATATTGATTTTGTGTTTTATATCTGATATTATCTTTAATAGAAAGACAAGTGTTCGTGGCACACGTACAACACGTCGGGAGCGTGGGATCATAAGAATCCAATGTGCATGAGCATGTACAGCTCAAGAATTTGTAACACTTAATCTTTCATCACATATGCAGAGTGTCAAAGCCTGCATATGTTTTGTTTCACGTGAAACATTTATCACCTTTCTTTAATGTTTCACGTGAAACATGTTATATGTTGTGCTAATATATAATGGAGGTGAAATATGGACGTTAACTCATTATCAACTCTTATCAGTAACATTGGTGTGCCTTGCGCCTGCCTTATTGCGACTTTCTATCTTTGGCAGAAAGAAACGGATTCTCACAAAGAAGAAATGAAACGCATGACAGACGCACTCAACAACAACACTCAGGCACTTACAAAACTCACAGAACATATCACAGGAAGTGAAAAAAAATGACGATTAACTACAACAAAAATATCAGAGGTGTGTATATCGTCGCAACGAACACAGGGCCTCTGATGGTCAGGGCAGAGCCTAGTACAGACGGAACAGTTATCGCAGAAATGCCGAAAAACACAAAATGCATCTGTCTAGGATGCTATTCTGGAAACTGGTATGCAGTCATTTACGAACATGACAGTATCATTTCCACCGGCTTTTCTCACAAAAATTATCTCAGGAGGGATTATAAGATATGACGTTAGACAACTTAATTACACTCATTTCAGCAGGATTCACGAAAGAAGAGATCCTCACAATGTCAGGTACAGTCACCCAGCGTGCCCCACAGCCACAGCCACAGCCACAGCCACAGCCACAGCCACAGCCACAGCCACAGCCACAAAATACAAAGCAGAAATTGCAAAATCAAGATCTAAATACAAATTAAGTGATATTTTAATTCGTGTAGAAAAAAATAGCCTTTATTTTTATTTGCGTAAATGATTCCTTTACTTTTAGCACTAAAAGCAAGAAAACTATAATTTTATAATTTTCTTTGTTTAAGGCCAGTAATGTTTTCGGCGTTTCAATTGTCCTCGACGAAGGCCGCTTCCGCGACCTTATCTAGCCCGTGCTCATTGAGAACGATCAACTACCATGTATGTTGGTTGACACAGGCTGCCGCGTTCCTGTAACCAGTAGTAATCAAGATCCGCAACACGCATATCCAACCCCGAATCCACACGATTGATCTGTAACCGCAGCCCTACAGTATCTTTGTACGATAAACCAGATTTAACATTGTACTTGTACTTAACCCCGCTTTCTTCTTCAAAAGATTTGAGATAAGGGGGGATTTGCTTCTGAATTTCTTTCAAACAAATAACTTCCCCATCAATTACGAACGGCTTTTCAGTTTTACCGTCAGGAATAGTAGCCGCAATTGTGGTTAATGGAACTATCGACAACAGTACTGATAATGCTCTTTTCATCTGTTCTTCCCCTTGAATATAATCATTGTTTAGAACAAATTTGTGTAATGGTTGCATTATGGTTAAATTCAACATCAATTACTTTTATAGTATTATCATTAAGTACAGATACAAAATAATTACTTGACGAATTTCCGTACTTCCTTGAACCATCTGCTGCAATCTTGTTGAATTTAGCAGTATACACACTATCTTTATCGCCGGGAATTGGCATTCGACTGATTAATTCATTATCGGAAATAGTATAATAAATTAAAATTCCTTTATCTGAATAGTAACCTGAATCGCTTTTTGTTCCCTGTCGAGTTTGTATTATTGCATCGAACTTATCGCATTTATAAACATTGGTTTTGGCCTTTTCAGTACTGGTAGACGTTGAAGCCTTTACATCAGTACTTTTATCTTGTGAAACAACCCCGGAACCGATACCTACCGAAACGACAAAGACAATAAAACTCATGCCTAACGACGTAATCAAAGTACGGAACTTTCCCCGACCTTTATTTCTGGAATAGTTTGAAACTTTCCTGAAAGTAAGTACTGCAAGGATCACACAAATGATGAAAACGACAAGCCCGGCCATAAAATCCCTCAAACGTTGTGTATCAAAGGCAATCATAGTATCACTTCGCAATACATTGATCGATTAAAGCGATCAATTTTTGATTTTCGATCGGTTAAATCTATCAATATCTATTAATTGAAGACAAATCAATAGGTAAAAACGATCAGACGTTGGTCAGTACTTCGGAAACACCAGAAGTATGGTTTGGGTCTGCCGTTTAAACGCCCTCAGAAAACCGCTAAGGTCTCTTTATCGCATATGGCTTGGGATTTCAGCCTTTGGCTAAAATCGCTTTCAGGGGGGCTTCTTGTGCGTTTTGTCGGGAACACCATCATGGAGGGGGATAAATCGGATCGAAGTCGCTTCGCTCTGGTCAGTACTGGAAGGGTTAGCTTATCTGGCGAGGGAAGATGAATTGCCAGGCTTCATGAAGATGGTTGGTTTTGTGGACAAGAAGAACTGCCGTTTTGAGTATTCCCCCTCACACCCAACAAACCTACCCATTAGCAAGGGGGAGTACTTTCTCGTAGTATACAGAACGAATAAATTCTTTGTATACTTCCGTTTTATCCTAAAGCGATTTGATTATGGACGAGAATAATAAAGAAGTTATTGAAATAAGACCAGAAGATAAGGACTTTTTCGCAGAATTTATTGATTGTGAAGGTCCAATTATCCAAGATTCAATTGATCATAAAAAAATCACCCTCGCACTTGATAAAGCCCACGACATAAGAAAGTTTGAAATAGATCTCTATTGGAAGCGTGCTACATACTTCTTCGCATTCTTCACTGTAATAACAGCTGCATTTGGTTATTTGTTCACCCATGACAACTATACTTTCTTAGCCCCTGCACTTGCGATCATTGGTTCTGTTTTTGCTTTATGTTTTTGTTATGTGAATATCGGTAGTAAGTATTGGCAAGAAAACTGGGAGTTTATAATTGATAAAATTGAATATTATGTCACAGGAAACCTTTATAAACTTTTCTTCTTCGAAAACCATAGAACCAAACGCCCATCAGTCACTAAGATTAATATATTTCTAAGCAAGCTAATTATAGCTACATGGTACGCTTGCTTTATACTTTCCATGCACCAGATATGGAATCAAAGCATGGTATTAAATGTCTCTTATATTATCCTTACCATATATAGCACTGGAACGACATTATATTACTGCGATAAAACTGTTGCAGACATATCGAACAATGATAAAGAATCACCACGATTCTTTAGATTCAGAAATCCTAATTACATAAAATCATAAACATGGGGGCATTTGATGCCCCTTGTAAATTGATAATCCGACCTAAAAACACTTTGAGTACTTCATTTGTCAGTACTGTTATCTGTTTGAGCGAAAGCGAGTAACGGCTTTGGCGTGCTTTCGAGTACTGCGAGAAAAACGCAAAGTTACGATCTGATATTTGGTTTTTATAGAGACTAACAAGCAAAGCGAAGTTAGGCTCTTTAGATACTGAATATCAGTAAGGCTAATACATTCAAAATATCAGGTGAAAGGCAATATTATATTAAGTTACGGTTATTCACCCCACTGCATAAAACAAGAATAACCTACTGATTTTACGGACTTTTATTTGAATAATAATTCACTAATAATCATGATAACCGTATTTCTTAGTTTTAAGTTACGGTTATAGGTACGATTAAACAATGGTTCGTAGATATGCAATCAGATCTTTCGCTGAGGCATTACTGTTCAATAATTCCTGTACTGCGTTCTTCTGTTCGTCGGTTAATGGCTTACCAGGCAATGCTTTCTTTAGTCCACATAGCGTACCACCTTCTTCTACAAACTTATCCAATGCTTTAGCAACTGCGGTACAGGCTAATTTGTACTTCTCGATAGATGATTCACTTGCTGCAAATTTCTTCATCTGATCTGAACGGGTTAAGGTAAGATAATACTTAACCTGTACTTTTGAAAGCTCTGTAGCGTGTTTGACGATGTAGAAGACATCTTTAACAGGTAACTTGTACTTTCCCAATGATTTACACTCTTGAATCGTCTGGTTAATTATTAGAGTTGCTTCTGATGTTAGGCCACTGTAAGTAACACGTTTTAGTGCTTCTTCTAACTTTTTATTGTTATAAATCCTTTCTTTTTTTGCCATGATAAATACCCCTATGGAAGATGTTAATTAATATTGGCCTGATGTATTCCTAATACTCAGGCTTTTTATTTAAGAAGAAAATGGGTGGGGTTATACTCCACGTACCTTCTTGAACCATTCACGATACTCTGGCACTTTATTTTTGCGTAAATTGCTAATGAAATCTTGATCGCAATTAACTTTAAGTAAATTACAAATCCTAGCACTTGTCATATCACTTAGTAGGATATTCTCGTACTGAGAGAATGTTAGTTGAATGAAATTAACCTTTTCTTTCTTTCGAACTGATTTGTTCAATGACTTCCTATTAGTCCTGATTTTATTTTTTGTTTTTATTTTACCGTTTTTCTTTGACATTTTGTCACTCCTCTAAATTAAAATTCATCTCATGGTTAACCTCCTACGGCTGTTGTTTATGTTCGATTGGCTATATGTTAACGGGCAAAATTGCCCCAATCAAGGAATAGTTGCAACTTTTTCTTGACAAGATCATTACTATTCAAGTCAAAAAATCATATATCATTTAGGCACTATCTTTGGGTAATGACTCCAACTTATTGATAGTGTTTTATGTTCAGATAATGCCCGATG